TCTCGGTCGGTCTTCGCACCCCCTATAGGAAAACAGTCTGCCTGAGGTCTCACCCCTATGTCTAGTTTGAAGCAGAGAGATTTGAGGGTCGCGGTAACGGGTACTCTCAAGTACTACGTACCGTCCCCCTCCTCTTCAACTTCAACTGCGAACGTAGGTGTGCAGGATTCATGTCTCAGTGAGTATAATAAGAGGGAGGACGCAAATCCTCTCTCTATATACCACATTGAGAAGCAGATCCCATTCCTGAATGGCCAACGTTTTTCCTCTGGGGGAGTCCTTGAACGTGAGTTCATCGGCTACCCTATCGGGAATCACACTGACGCCATTCCGGATCCACGTACTTACTTCGGTACGCCGAGCAACGCTCAGCTGATCGAAGATGCGTGGACAATTCTTTCTAAGACGAATCCGTCACAGCCACATGTGTCTGTGCCGACCGCCTTAGGAGAATTGAAAGACCTCCCGTCTCTGGTCAAGGGTTGGGGTGACGGCCTACTCAAAGCCGCCGCGAAAGGTAACCTTTCGTGGCGATGGGCCGTCAAACCAATGATCAGTGACGTTCGCAAGCTTGCCGACTTTGTTAATGCCGCAAATAAGCGGCTCGCAGAGTTACGGAAGCTTCGCGATGGCAAGACTCTGAAGAAACGGTGCAGTCTAGGTACAAGTACAGCTAACGACACGCGTACTAGGATCTTGATCCATAGTAACGGTGCCGCGTTGTACGGCCAACGTCAGAACTTCCACACTTATACTAAGTGGGGATCCTGTGAGTGGAAACTCTCACCGGATAGTATCCTCCCATCATTATCGGATGCTGACCTGCGAAGGTTCAACAAACGAGTGATGTTGGGAATTACTAGTCATGGCGTTCTTGAAACAGCCTGGGAACTTTGTCCCTGGAGCTGGTTCATAGACTGGTTTAGTAATGTCGGAGATTTAATCTCCGCCACGAACAACACAGTCGGATGTACCTGGGGCCGGATCTGCGTCATGAGACACTCCAAAAGTTGGAGGACTTATGATTTTGATCCAGCTGGATCTGCGACTTGGCCAACCTTTTCAGGTTGGTACAAGCTGCAGATGGAGCGCAAGGAACGGTGGCCAACCATTCCTGCTGTCCCGTTTCCCCTTCCTAGCCTTCCCCTCTTAGATGGGGGGAAGTTGTCGATACTCCTGTCTTTAGCTGCCCTCCGGCGCTGAGCCGGGGGAATCAGTCTTTAGTCAGGAGGTAACTCCCATGTTAGGTGACACGATCGTTCTTCCTCAGGTTGGTGGTGACATCACCCTGAAGAAGATCAACCAGGACGCTTACTCATCTGAGTATTTGTTCCGAAACAGCACCAGTCAGTACCGTGTGAAGGTTCGTCATACCAAGACGAACCCGACCGCGGCACGTCCCGCATCGTATGATCGGCACAACTTTGAGGCTGTGCAGACCATCTTTGCGGCTGGTGATGTGGCTGAGTATGAACGTAAGTTCTACTTTGTCATCGAGCATAAGCCCGGTGACACCAGTGTGGACCTTGCAGATGCGGTTTGCGATAAAGCAATCCTCACGAGCAATGCCCTACTGGTCAGTCTTCTCGGCTGGGAATCGTAGGTGGGTGGATTGATAGTGACTCGTTGTCACTACCTCCCACGGTAGATCCCAGTTGGTTGCAGACCGTAGCACCCTAACAGCATGGGACATTTCGAGGAGTTAATCCACGTATGTCTAAATGCCATGTTAGGGAGCTGAGCAATGTGTTCCGCGCGTTATTCAATGACGCAAAGAGCACATTCCCGACGCTGGGGGCGGAATTTGAGAAAGATCTCATCCGTCTCCACGCCCTTGTGGCGCATAGGGGAATTCGAGTTTATCTCGAAGATCTCCCAGCGCTCGGTAAGCATCTCGATAGATGCTTGGCCGATGGCGAGTACAAACTATCCGGGCTACCTCTCGCAAAGAGGTACTCGAATAGAGTAGTGATTCCGAAGTTTCTTCGGGGACTCTACTTACTCGTTTTCCATGAGGGCGGACTTCTGAGGGAAGATTGCAATTTGGAAGCAGTCTTCTTTCTACGGCAATTGTTGCTCGTAGCAAAGAAAGCCGTGTATCCGTGCAGTGAGGCAAGGATCCTCAACGAAGTTGAGGAGTTCTTCCTCACCGATAGCCAACTGCCAGAACCTGAAAGCTTCTGGACAGCTTCGACCCCTGCTGAACTCGCAGAACCAGCGCCCTACCGAGGATTCGGTAGGTCAAAGGCAATTCGAGAGAGGCTGGAGTCGTACGGCTCTCGTGAGAGAGTCGAGCTATCGATCTTCCTGAGTAAACTAGACACTGTGTCTAGGATACTCACCACCACCCTAGGGTCTTATGACCCGAAAGAATGGAGGTTCAGACATGGTCCAGGCGCTATTTCCGAGCGGTCCGGTCCGTCCAATAAATACTATTGGACGAATTGGTCGGACATACTGGAAACCGGGTACCCTATTGCTGATTGTGGCTTTCACAATCTATGCAGTTGGGCAAGTCGGGTCGATGATGGCACGAGCATCGGTTCTCACGAACCGCACTCGCGTCTTATCGCTGTTCCCAAGACCTTTAAAGGACCGCGGCTTATCGCTGCGGAACCAAGCGAGCATCAGTGGTGCCAGCAAAACATCTGGCACTACTTCAGCTCCCGTGTCGAGCGAACATGGATTGCATCGTTTCTCGCATTCCGCGACCAAACGATCAACCAGACGCTCTGCACGAAAGGCTCGGAGACAGGAACGCTGTCAACGGTCGATCTTTCGTCGGCCTCAGACAGAGTCACCCCGCTCGTCGTCGGAGAGTTGTTCTGGCGAAGGCCAGAACTCCTCTTACGACTTAGAGCAACCCGGACCCGACGTGTCACCCGAACTCTATGCAATAATGTGCAAGAGGATGCGGGCGAAGAACTGAAAAAGTTCAGCACGATGGGTAACGCTTGTACCTTTCCGGTGGAAAGTCTAGTTTTCCTAAGTGTTGCACTTGCTGCCGTTGCTGCAAAGCGCGGTATCGAGCTGCATAGCTCAAGGGATCTAGAAACTCTCATCGGAGAGGTGGCCGTCTTTGGGGATGACATAGTCATTCCCACTGACTGTCGGGAGCTTTTCGTACGTGCACTTGAAGTCCTTTACTTCAAGGTCAACACCAGTAAGTCTTTCTGGACTGGAAAGTTCAGGGAGTCCTGTGGTGTAGATTCCTTTATGGGGGAATTAGTAACTCCCGCATATTGGAAGCAGCCGTACGATGGCGGACCTGCATCCTTATCGAGTGTAGTTGAGTGTCGCAATAACTTTTACAAGAAGTTCTTGCTCAACACTGCAGCCTACCTCGAGTCGACACTACCAAGGGGAATTCCCCAGGTAGCGCAGGGATCAGGTGTCTTCGGTTTGGAGACACGTTTTAGACCTTGTAACTCCGATCTCCCACATCGGTTTAACAAGGATCTCCAACGTGTTGAATTACGGGCTCTGACAATGACGTCAGTACAGCACCGTACTCCAACGAATGACGACACTGCGATGCTTCAGTATTTTACTGAATCACCAGACCCACTTAATAAGTGGGTTCACGGTGTACCGCAGCGGCCTCTTCTTAGGATAAAGAAGAGGTGGGTTCCTGCCGAAGTTCTCTCAGCTCAGTGAGAACCAAGCAGGGGACTTTCCTGTTAAGAAAGGCTGGTCAGCGTGTAAACACGGTGATCACCAATCCTAAAGGAAGTACTAGAGAGCGC